AAACACCTATACTTGATGGCGGACTTGAGTTCGTGCCATTGATGATGAAACCGGCGGACGCTCTATTCATCGAAACCGCGAAGTTATCACTTCAGGACATTTTCAGGATTTACAGGATACCGATGCACATGGGCGGCCTACTTGACCGCGCAACCAACAACAACATCGAACATCAGTCACTGGAGTTCGTGCGTGACACGCTTCGTCCTATCCTGAAGAACCTTGAAAACGAACTTGACCGCAAGCTACTGACAGAAGGCGAAAAAGGAAGGCTGTTCTTCCGTTTCAACGTGGATGCAATGCTGAGGGGCGACACACAAAGCCGCGCTGAATATTATCAGCGTGCGCTTGGTTCTGTCAGTTCGCCGGGATGGATGACACCTAACGAAGTTCGCGTACTTGAAAACCTGAATCCAATTGCAGATGCAGATACAATCTACAATCCTGCAATGAACAATATCACGCCGGACGTAGCGCCGGATAACTCCACAGACGCAAATGCAACAACAGGAACAGCGCAAACAGGCGAATAATACCGAACTGCGTTCATGTGTGGGCGCTATTGAGTTAAGGCAATCTGAAACCGGAAAAGATACCGTTTTTGGATATGCCTTGAAATTTGGCGTGCCTTATGATATGGGTTGGTTCACAGAAGAAATACAGCGCGGCGCTTTAGATGGCGCTGACTTGTCAGATGTGCGGATACTCTTCAATCACGACCAAAATTTGATTTTAGGGCGCACGAAAGCCGGAACCGCAAAAGTTGGCATTGATGAAGTCGGAATGTGGTACATGGCCGAACTCCCTGACAGCCCGACCGGCCAAAACGTAAAAGAAGCATTGAGGCGCGGCGACATTGACCAAAGTTCCTGGGCCTTCTCAATTTCAACAGACGAATCAGGCTTTAGAGGCGACAAGTGGATGAATAAGGATGGCAAGGATTACCGCGTCATTACTTCCGTTCGCGCTGTTTATGACGCTTCACCCGTAACCTATCCGGCCAATCCTGATACAACAGCTGCGAAGCGCTCAAAGGAAGTCAGGGGCGAAGATTACGGCGAAGAGATGGAGCCGAAAGCGGAAATGATTGACGTGCTGACAGGGTTAATCGGCGAACTGAATGAGATGGTAGGAAAGTACAAAGAGTGTGCCGACAAACTGACAATGATAGCGTCCGTTAATCCTGAACTGTCCGCAATTGCCACAGATACGGCGGCAATGGTGGTACAAAAGCATGACGACGCTGTTTCATTCATCAATGAAGTCGCAGCGACAATTACAAGAGTAAACACGCCGGACGTTCAAACGAACAGCGCCGGACTTGACGCTACATATCAACTGCTAATCCGCGCACTTGACCGGAAGGCAGATATTTTCAACCAAAAATAAATCAACATGGTTACTGGAATCCAGTCACTCTACGATTCACGGGCGCGGATAGTCGAACAGATGAAATCCGTTGCGCTGAATGCAGCCAAAGAAGGCCGCGCAATGTCCGCTGAAGAAAATCAAACGTGGTCTAAAATGGAGGCTGATGAAGCCGCATTGACCGCCACCATTCAAGCGAACGAAAAGGCTGAACAACTTGAAGCCCGCGCAGCCGCACAGCACTTCGCCGGACGCGAAAATGTCAATCCGAATGCCGACAAAGGTGCGGAAATGGATTACCGCAGCGCGTACACGAAATTCCTGCGAGGCGGAAACTCAAACCTGACCAACGAAGAGCGCAATATTCTTCGCAAAGAGGCTGAAAAACGCGGCACTTCCAATCAGGTCGTCGGAACTGACAGCCTCGGCGGCTACCTGGTTCCTGACCTGTGGCAGCCGGAAATCGAACGCGCAATGTTGGATTACTCCGGCATTCTGCAAGCCTGCCGCATCCTTCGCACCGAAGGCGGTCAAACGCTCTACTGGCCAACGGAGGACGACACGACAACCAAAGCCGTAAAAGTCGGCGAGGCTTCGCAGTTCACGGTTCAAGATTTGACCTTTGGAACGAAGCAACTTGATGCGTACAAGTACGGTTCCCTGATGAAGGTGTCCTACGAACTCCTGCAAGACAACGCCTACAACGTGGAGGCAGAAATGCGTGCAGCGTTCGGCCCTCGTTTCGGTCGTATCCTGAATCAAGAATGCACCGTTGGTGATGGTTCAGGCGACCCGAATGGCGTGGTTACTGCGTCAACGCTCGGCAAAACAGCCGCATCAGCAACAGCTGTAACGGTCGGTGAAATCATTGACCTGAAACACTCTGTTGACCCTGCGTACCGCAACAGCCCGAACTTCGGTTTCATGTTCAATGACGCGGTTCTTGCGTACCTGAAAAAGCTGCAAGTTGGCACGTCCGACGCTCGCCCGCTTTGGCAGCCTTCCTACGCTGCCGGACAGCCTGACACAATCGACGGGAGCCGCTACTATATCAATCAGGATATGGACAGCAGCATCAACGCCGCTTCCAAACTGATTCTGTGCGGCGACTTCAACAAGTACATCGTCCGCATTGCTCAGGATATGATTATTGCCCGTCGCGACGAACTGTACAGCGAGTATGGCCTTGTCGGATTTCAGGCATGGATGCGAATTGATGGCGAACTGATTAACACAGCCGCCGTTAAACACCTGATAACAGCCGCTTCATAAGCATGAAAATCAGGATACTTGAATCACTTGTAGGCAATGACCCGAATGGCGGCCCGTCTTTCAGTTACGGCAAAGGTGCAGAAGTGGACGCGCCGGAAAATCGTGCTAAAGAATTGGTACGCTCAGGCCTTGCGGTATCGCTTGAATCTGAAAAGATTGAACGCGCTACATCGCCAACAGTCAACAAGGAAATCAGACGAAAATGACCAATGACGCACAGGAATTAGATTTACGCCCCGGTTATGTGGCAATGAAGTGGTATCGTTCACGGACGATTCCCTTCACCGTGACCGCCGTAGATTCGGCCGGAACGGCAATTAACCTGACAGGTGCATCCGCATCCATGCAGATTAAAAACGCGTCCGGTACTGTGCTGATGACACTTTCAACCGCTACTTCTCAGGGTATTGTACTGACTAACGCAGCTTCCGGTGTGATGACTATCTCGCCGGAAGCGGTTGGTACAAGCGTTCTGCCCTTAGACAACGTACTTTCGATGGATTTGAAGGTTACACTTTCCACAGGCGTAGTATATGTGTTCTTTCGCGGGCATATCACGTTAATTGACAAAATAACGGCATAATGTCAGACATTCAAGTAACATTATCGCCCGCAAATATTACCGTTCAATTTCCGGTCAGTCAGCCCGGCGCGGGAGTGCCTGAAGGCGGTACAGCCGGACAGATAATCGTGAAAGATTCATCAGTTGACTTTCACACGTCATGGCGAACTTTGGCGCAATTCCTGAATAATTACAGCCATACGTTGCCGCAATACGACAGCGATGAATCAGCAGTCACAGGCGGCCTAACGGTCGGTGATTTCTACATAACATCGGCAAATCACGTTGCACTCCCTGGAGGGGTGCTAAAACGACTACAATAACACACACCATGAAACGGAGGCTTTTACTTTTCTTCATTCTTTTCAGTTCCTTTGCTTTTGGGCAAAATAACATATACCGTTCCGGTGGCATCACGCAAACCATTGGAGCGCCTACATTCACGCCCGGCGCTTCCGGCAATGTGGTGGCAATTGATACCGTTACCGGTGAATGGTATGTCAATCCAAACCGCCTTTCCGGCGCTTCATGGATTTCAGCAGGTTACCGACTGACAAATATTTCCGGTTCCGTACCACCTGCCTACACACCAACAGCGCACCAATCACACTTTGTCGTGAACGCGGCAAATCAGCTGTATTATTGGAATGGTTCCGCGTGGCAGAGTGTTGGCGGCGGTGGCTCCACAGATGCACTACGTTTAAAATTCATCGTAGTTAACAAGTCGGGCGGCACAATCAATAAGGGTGAAGTTGTGTACGTTTCAGGCGCTCAGGGCAATCGGGTCGCCGTAAAAAAGGCGCTGTCGTCGCAAGATAGCCTAAGCGCGAATACGCTTGGCG